TCTAATAAATTTGTTAAATATTACCTGTAATTCTTTTTTATATTCGCTTAATGTTTTTAAAGCCTCCTTACGTACTTTTTTTTCTTTGTTCCACTCTTTTACCTTTTTAGCCTTAGACTTCTTTAGAGCCTCTTTAATCATTAAATTTTGGCATATATCATCCATGCAGTACTTTTGTAAAAAATACTTTTGCTCAAACTTTGATTTACAGGATTTACATTTCATAATCTAATAACATATTTCTTCGTGCCTCGAAAGACGTTTTCTAACATTACGCTATATTTTATTAGTACCTCACAAAACATTAGCTCAGTGTTATAATTAATGTTTGTTTTAACCATCATTAGTATATGTATTTGCGTATAATGATGGCTTTTCCCATCATTATATATGTTTTTACGTATAACAAACACTAACAATAACAACGTGTAAAATTAATTAAAACGAAATCTTACACAAACCGTTAGCAAATATAATAATAATTTATCTTTTTTCATAATTTACTATTTTTTAATATTCTCATATACTTATCATATCCCATATCTGTAAACTTTCCACTCTTAACATTCTTTATTGATACCTGCCATGTACCATTAGAACATTTTCTAGTACCTGTTAGCATAAACTGTACTCCCTTTACAGTAAAATATAGTGTTTTATTAAAGTCAATTATAATCATGATAATTTTTTTCTCATCATTTTATAAAATTCTATATCTCTTTCACAGTTAATAATCTGTGCTGCTTTAAATTCGTAATTACCCTTTTTTAAAATAGTTAATATTTCTATCTCTCTTACTATTAGTAATCCGTAATTCTTTAATATTTTTTGTTTAGTATTCAAAAGTCCTCGCTTGTTGGTAAACTGTTATTATCAAAATCATTATTTACATTTGCTTTATAATCTGTAAATTTAGTTAATTCTCCTTTAAATCCCAAAATTACTTGCTTAGTTGCTCCATGTCTATTTTTAGCAAAGAATATTACAGCTTTTCCTGCTGTGCTTTCTCCATTATCATCCTCTAAAATATCGTAATATTCTGGTCTATAAATAAAATTAACTATATCTGCATCCTGTTCAATACTTCCACTATCTCTTAAATCTGATAATTGAGGTAGTTTATTACCTCCTCTACTTTCTACTGCTCTACTTAATTGAGATAAACATATTACAGGGCATTCTAACTCTTTTGCTAACATCTTTAAATCTCTTGAAATTTCGCTAACTTCCTGCTCTTTAGATCGACCTTTAGCAACATTATGTTTTATTAATTGCATATAATCTATGTAAATTGCATCTAGTTTTTTAATACTATTTTCTTTTCTACATTGTGCTTTAATGGAATAAAGAGAATAACAATTATCTACTAACTTAAATCCTCTTTCTATTATTGGTGTTACTCCTTCATGTAAATGTTTAAAATCTATTTCTTTATCATTACTTAAATCACTTAATAAAATATCTGTTCTTAATGATATTTGTCTTTTCATTAATTCCACTCCAGACATTTCTAAAGAAAAGAATAATATATTATGTCCAAAATCAATAGCTCCATTTAATGCCTGTGTAATTGCTAAAGAAGTTTTACCCATTGCAGGACGTGCAGCAATAATTATTAAATGTCCTTTTTGCCATCCTCCTGTTAATTCGTCTATTTCAGTTAATCCTGTTTGACATCCTGTGATACCTTTGTTTGTTTTTGCAAACTCTATTTCTTTTATAGCTTTGTTAATTAATCCTGTATTATCATCTAACTGCTCTACTGTTAAAATGTCTGATAGTTTTGTACTTTCAGAATCTATTAAACTACTAATATCAAAAACATCAGATAATTTATTTTTAGAATCATTACCTAATTTGATTGCTAACTTATAGCACTCTCTTTTAAATTGAAATTCTTTTAAATTCGTTATGTAATTTGATAAGTTATAAGAGTTTATAGGTGTAGTGTATTGATACACATCTACAGTAGTTATTCCTTTACTTTCAAAATGCTGTTCTAAAGCATCAAAATCTGGATTAATTCCTTTATCTTTTAAATATAAAATAGCATTTATAGTAAATTTGTTGTTTTGATTATCAAACATACCTACATCTAATTGGCTAAAGTATTCTAATAATAAATTACTATCACTTATTAAAGTTGATAATACAGATATTTCTAATTTTAAGTTTTGTATCATGATTTGCTAAAGCTAAATGAATCTTTTTTTGTTTCCTTTGGTTTTTTAAGTTCTATATTTAACCAATTTATAAAATGTTTTTTTATCTCCTTTTCTCCTTTGTCAATTTCTCCCTGTAATTCAAGATCATTTAAAAAGGTATTTAATAAAGTTTCAATACGTTTAACATTTTCTCTTTTTTGCATTGCTATCTGTTCAATCCAAATATTAGAATTTAAAATTTCTTGTTTAATTGTTTTTTGTTCTTTGTTATATTGTTTATTTATACTAACAGTGCTTTGACCTTGCTTTGTACTATGCTTTTGCAGTGCTTTGTCTAGTGCTTTGGTAGGTGCTTTGGTATTTTTTACAATAGCGATTATATTGCTAGAGTATTGATTTTTACTTGTTTCTATCATTTCTATAAAACCAAAATCTACTAAATCATTTAATCCTTTAGAATATGTCCTCCAATTTTTTATCCCTAAAGCCTCCATAACCATTTGAGAAGGGAATCCAAATTTTTGTTTCCATCCTAAACGGTTGCAATGCTCAATAGCAAAAAAATAAATTGCAGTATGTAATGGCTTTATTTTCTCTGGATTATCAAACCCATAGTTAAACCATTTACGAGAAAGTTCAAAGGTGTTAAGTTGTTCATTCATGATACGTTGTTTTTATTCACGTTGTTTGTATAATCGTAGCAGGAACGTGAACCTCATTTAATTAAACCGCTAAGTTTAAACTACGACTACAAATATACTAATTATTATTTAATATATTTTAGAAAGGTAATAAATCATCCCCATCATCACTATTATTTAACTCTGGATTAGGGGCTTTATCTCCTGCACTAATTCTCCAAGCGTCTAGGTTATGATAAAATTTACCATTAAACTCTCTAGATGATACGTTAAAATGTACTTCCACATCTGCACCCTCTTTATATTTAGATAATATTTCTAATTTATCATCTCCAAACATGCTAAAACATACTTCTGGATTATACTCTTTTCCTGTATCAATTACAAAATTTTGTTTTTTCCACTCCTTCCCTGCTTTGCTAGTTCCAGATTCTACATTTAAGATTTTAGTAATCTTACCTTTAATTTTTAATTCACTCATAGTTTATTTATTTAATTGTTTTTACAAATTTTACTTTATCTATTTCTACTATTTTTATTTTACCACTCTTTGCTAACTCATAAACCCATGTTACTGATTTATCTATTTGCTTTGCGTAAGTGCTTATTTTTACTAGATTTTTCATTTACTTAGTTTATAAAAAGTTTCTATTTCTTTTGCAACTTCTAAAGTTTCCCAATATACGCTTTTTAGTCTATTATAACTAATATCTACATCTATTTTTATTGGATCCTCATTTGCTACAGTTAATTTTTCCCCTCTAAAAGCATTACCTCCTCTCCTTATAAATTCAACGCTTGCCTCTTTAGGTGTTATTCCTGTTTCCTGCCTTAAACTTAAAGCGTATAAATGTAATTGAGTATAGTCTTTATCTTTGTATTGACTTTCTTTTTTTAAGCCTCCTGTTTTATAGTCAATTATTTTAGAATAATCTTTTTTGTTAGTGTCAATATATCCAACAATATAAAATCCATCATACTTTAAAATAGTCCTTCTCTCAAACTCATCTAATCTGGTAACTTTCTGTAAAATTCCTGCTTCATTTTTGGTAAACTTTTCAAAGTTATTTGTTTCTAAAGCATTTCCTACATTAGATCCAAAATCAGTATAAGCATTTCCTTCAAACTTTTTACCAATAATATACTGTTCTAGATATTCGGCTCTATCTCTTTTGAATAAAGCTATTTGGGAATAGCTCAAGTAGCCATTCCCATTTTTATCTTTTTTAGGTAGTATCATAATTAATAATTTGCTTTAGCTTCCCAAGCGTTAGAAAACTCTCCATCTTTAAACATTTCTGTTAATCCAGATATTTGTGTTAATCTTAAAACCTCATCCGCATCCATTCCTAACTCTTTACCTATCTTCTTTGGCGACCAATTACGTTTTTTTAAATCAACTACTATATCAGACATACTTTCTACATTATGCTTACCTCTAGCTCTATTATGTCTTATTGTAGATGCAATTCTATCACACTTACCCTCTTGACTTTCTCTAATTGTTACTACAGGTAAATATCCATGAACTCTACTTTGAATTTCTTCACATTCTTTCCCTACTCTATTTCTGTGAAAACCATCTATAACCTCTCTCTTATCTCCTGTTTCGTCTAGCATAGAAACTATTGGTTGTGTATATCCATCATTAGAGATACTTAACCTTAATAGTTCCATTTCTGGAGGAGCTACTGCATTTGGATTATAATCATTAGCATAAACAGTTTCGTTTTTTACCCATAAAACACAATCTACAGGCTCTGTTTTTAATGGGCTATTTTCATGCATCATTAATTTAATCTCATTCCATGTTTCTATTACTTCGTCATTTGTAAAGTTTTCCATTCTTGATATTATGTTTTTGAAACTTCCGATAATATCCTCTTGTTGTAATGTTAATTTTTTCATAGTTCAATTGATTTATTTGTTTGTAATAATTTAGCTTCTGCTCTTTTTCTCTTTTTTAAATCTAAGTAATTTTGATATGCTGCTGTTTTATGCTGTGTAAATCCTAATCCTTTACACCAATAATCATTTCTTAACAATGCTTTACATACTCTCCTCCATGAAGGTGTTAGTTTTTTAGCTTCTAATAAATAAGGTGTTTCATCTGGAATACCATCCTCATAACCTCTTTTTTCCCACCATTCTGTAAATGTAAATATTTTATTTAAATAATGCTCTTTTGTTACTTCTGGTACTGAATTTAAAAACAGCTCTGCAAAACTTTTCCATGTGTGATGGTCTGGTTTAGTAATTTTATTATACCCTGTAATTGATCCGCTTTCATTTACATATAAAGCTCCAGAATTAGCACCGTTTACTCTTGCTACTACTTTTGCCCATGTTTCTGGCTCAATCAAGTGAAACAACCATAAACCTCTCCTTTGATCATCTCCATAAGGTTGGCAAATTCTTTGTTGATGTATTGATAAACCTGCTTTATTCATTAACTCGTAAAGTTCGTTTAACCTCTTATTTGGGAATTTTGAATGATATATCCAAATATCCTCTGTTCTCCAATCATAAACAGGATAAAAGTTAAAAACATTTGGAGTTACTAAAGTAGTAAATTGCTTATCCTTAAACCTTGTTTTTGTAGTACTTGCAATTGTTCTATATCTGTTTAGACTTTCGTCTGTTCTAATACCCACCATACAAGCTGTTAATTCTCCTTTTGAATACCACTCTCCAAACTCTGGAACAAATTCCTCAAACTCCATTCCATCTCTAAAGAAAGGAAAATAATTATAATCTGTAATTGCTTGCTCTGGAGCTTCTCTTATCCAATCTTCTTTTCGCTCTATATCCCAACATTTCCAAAATGGCTCATAAACAGAAACAGCATTTCTTAAATGTAAAGGCAAACAAACCCAATATAAATCTATAAATTCTTCATATTCCTTTATCATTTCGTTTATGTGATCTATTGTAAATTTGTATTGACCTTCTAAATCTACAATTAAAACACCTATCTTACGCTTTCTTTTCCTAGCCTCATCCATTGCTAAATGAAGCATAACAGTCGAATCTTTCCCTGCACTAAAAGAAACATAAATTTTCTCAAAGTTATCAAACGCAAATTCTATTCTCTCAATAGCAGCGTCCAAAACATTCATTCCTAAATCTATCTTTGCCATAATTTTAACATTTATTGTCGCTAGACATTTGTATTAGAGCTTTAGAATAAATCCTTTCCCACTCATTTAATTTTTTTATTGCTATTTCGTTAGCCTCCATTTGATGTGCTTCATCAACTTTACTCCATGCCTCCATAGTTACTGTTGCAGGAATACCAAAATATAAACAACAAGCTGCTTGACCTATGTAAGCAATTTTATTCATACCGTTATTGGTTAAATTTTGCTCACAGCTATAAAACCAGTTATGAATTACTTTATCCATGTATTTTTCTGTAAGATCTTTACTAGAAAACATTTCTACAACTTTATCAATCATTTCTTTTTTGTTGCTTCCAGATATATTATCATAAAAGCCTGCTTTGTAATCTTCCCATTTTTCCCATGAGTGGTAAATTCTTTTAATTTCCATTTGTTTATAGTTTTAAAGTTTAAACAAATATAGTAAAAAATATATTACTACAATGTTTTTTTATTTAATTATTTATTGATTTAATATAGTTGCTACTAATTGCTCATACTCTTTATCAAATTGTATGTAATCTGCTGTTCTATTTGCTCCACTTAATACAGTAGCATGATTTCTATTTAAAAACTCTCCAGTAAATGTAGAGGTATATTTTAATACTTTATACATAATGTAAAAAGATAGATTTCTAGCATCTCTAATATTTCCTTTTCTGTTTTGACTTCTTATGTCCTCCATTCCTATAGAATATAATTCACATATTTTTGATAATAATTTATCTCTCCT